TGTTTGTTTAAACTGACTATCTCTTTGCGGAGAATTCTCTGACCGTCAATGATTTCTTTATTTTCTGTTGGTTTATGTTTGGGTTTTAAGATCTGGTAAACATACAGGGCACTTGTTTCACATGCCTTTGCAATCTCTCCGTCTGTTGCGTCAGGGTTTGCGGCTTTGTATTCTTCAACTTTGCTTTTAATAGTCATGGCTCTCTCCGATCAAAATGGGATGTCTTGGTCGTCTTCAGGAAAGCTTTGCGCTTGATTTTCTTGGCGACCCAACTGAGTGTTAGGAACAAAACGATCCACTGCGATAGACAGGTAGGTCTTGCCCTGCTTATCAACCTTCTTCCAGCCAGACAACTTAACAACCGTCAGGCCGTCTTCAGTCTTAATGTTGGTCATGTCTTTGAGGTTGATTGAAATGTCACCCCAGTAATCAGGAGACTTCGGGCCTTTCTTGGATTGGCTGGCGCGGAGGGATCCTCCGTCTGGGTACGCTTTATATGCAGTCATGCTTTGCTTTCAAAGGTTGTTTTGAGGTTGGTGAAATGATTCAAGACCTTCGTGTAAAGGTCAGGATGGGTCTGCTTCAGTGAATCAATCTGAAGCTGATTGCTTTTCCAATAACTGTTTAAACCAGCCTTGTTAGTGCAATGGGATGCGTACTCAATCATGCCGTCAGCAAACAACTCACGACTTGCATCGCTGTTGTCCCAACCTTCCATGACTTGAAGACGTTTTGGAGCTTCTGCCTTGGGCGTAGGAGCCGTTTTTTCTACCAAGGCATGGGTAGATACCTCCTCTTCAGGTAAGTCCTCTCCTGCGTAGATGTACAGGCCCAGACCGTGCAATGCCAAGCACTTGACAAGGCAGCGCATCAACGCAGAATTGACATTAAAGCTGTCGATCTTCTCAGTGATTGGGCCGTTGCGAGTTTGTATTTCTCGGCCAGAAAACGTAATGGGCTTGTTGCCTCCGTTCATTACGGGCAAGAAACAAGTCAACGGCTTACCAAACATGGTGACGGTAACAAAGACCATCGCTGAATCTAAGATAACGGTATAAGGCGCACCGTCATTCATCTGGACTTCAAATGTAGCGGCGGGGTCAGCCTTCAAAGCTTCCGCCCATGCCCATGCCCATGATAGATAAGACAGACCTTGCTTCTTCTCAACGCGATCATTAACGTTGAGCTTCAATAAATCAAGCGGCGACATTGAGTTCCCCTTGATACTGTTTACACCACTTAGATACTCCGCAGAAGTCTCCAACACAGCGTCTGTACTCGCCTTGTCTAGTTTCGACATATCCTTTTTCCTTTTCCGCCAACTCGGTGGCTTCGTCTATTGATTTAAAAACACGAATCGCAGTCTTGCGACCCTCTCTCTTAACGGCGTAGATCGTCTCCGACATCCACCGCTCTTCATCGGTGCAAGCTTGTAGCTCGTCACCAAAGTCATGGTCTACCTTGGCGTTGCGGTGCATCTCAAGACGCTGACGCACATAAGTCTCTGTGGTAACAGAGTCCCACATCGGAACATCAATCATGATGGCCTCTGCCTCTGGGTAGTTTTCCTTTGTGTCATGGGCTGAGTAGTCTTTAATGATTGCGCAGATCTGCAGACCAACCACCTTCTTGCGCTTAACAGTCTCAATCAACCATTTGTAAATGTTTAACTGCGTCTGCCATTCAGTCTTGTTCTGCATGACTGACCAAGCCTTTACAAACTTGTAGTCAATGATCACCACACCTCCTTCCACGTCCTTTTGCAGGTCAATCGCACCACTGATGGTTATTCCGTCCACCTCGGCAAAGATGCGCTCTTCGTTGAGGTAGCCCTCAATTTCCTTGGCCTCCAGCTTGCCATGCATGAATGTTCCAAGCTGAGATGCAATCAACTTGGTCACATCAACCTCCATCTGCTCATCGTACTGTTCGCGTAACCGTTTAATTTTAGGTGACGACATTAGCTCGGTCACGCTATACTGTGAAGACCCTTTGCTGTAGTAGTTGCGTGACAGCAAAGCCACTAACGGTGCGGGTAGTCCTTGCTTGTTGGTAATTTTCATCTTTTCTCCAAAGGTTGTTTATGAATCCGAAACCAGATGATAGCAATGTTATTGAAGAATTGCAATCAATATCACAAATTATTTATGGTGAGCCTGCATCCAAGGCAAATTCAAGGCGAGTTGTTCGCATAGGTGGTATGTCTAGGCTGATTAAGTCAAAGAAAGCATTAACCTACAGTGATGTTTTTAGGCAACAATGCAAGCCGCTTATTACCATGATGTCGGGTGACTTGAGGATTACTCTGCATATTTGGTATGCATCACGCAGACCCGACTTAGATGAGAGCCTGATCCTTGACCTGCTTCAGGGGTTGATCTACGCAAACGACCGTCAGGTTAAGGAGAGGCATTGCTACTGGCATCTTGACCCAGACAATCCCCGCACCTTTTTTACAGTGGAGAAGATAGAAGAGGTAGCGCCCAAAAAGAAACCCCGCAGAGCGTGAACCTTGCGGGGCTAACCAACACTTCAACAGGAGAGAGAACCATGAAGTGAGGATAGTGTAAACGATCTTTAAGCATTACTCAAGACATTACTCGGATTCCTCAAGCGCATTACCCAAAAGCTCACCCGGTGAGCCATGCTTGTTTAAACGCTAATACACCCTGCGTGGGAGACCGGTTGTATTTCCGCAACAAGATAAATATTTTATGCAAACAGTTGCACAACCTTAAATTCTGTTGTACAGTTAAAGCACTGTCGGAATTGGAACGCCGACAAGAAAGCCGTCTAGCCAGACTCCGGCCCCGCAAGGGGTTATTAGTACCCACAAGGTGCTGATCGTTCCAAACGGGGTCTGACTCGACGGTTTTTTTTACGTCTGTTTTAACACAGACTGGCTCAGTGATGGACAGGCTTGCCAGCGTCGTCAGCGTCCTGAGTGAGAAGCGGTACTGGTGGGAAAGGATCTGCAACACCGCGCAGATGGGTGGCGAAGATAGCGCCCGTGATCCGAACGGCTGTCGAGTGTGAATATCCGTACTGGGTAAAGCTAAAGGTCTTTCTTCTTTGTTGAGGAAAGGCTGAGTGCGTCCAAACCGTTTGGGTGGGTTAAAAAGAAATGATAGTAAGGCTACAGGGACAAATAGCAAAGCTTCAGGATAAAGAGCAAGGTACAAGAAGGAGTACGGGATGACACCGAAGGAAGAAATGTTACTTAACTACTGGAAGGAGAAATCAGGACATTACAAAGACACAGCAGACTACTTCAGAAGAAAGCCAGTTACTTGGCTTACAAGAAAAGAGATGTCCGACATTATGATTGAGAACAAATGGAAGATACCCGAGGATCAGTTTAGACAGATCTGCGGGGCGATCAAAAAGAAGGTTGTGTCAATCAACAGTCGGGATTTAAGAGAACCAAATTGAAATGCCAAAAATATTAAACGCAGATAAAAAAATTGAGAAAATGGACACGGAGGAATATTCCGTTTACATATACAACGGGGTAACCTACGTACCGCATTACACCAATAAATTGGTGTATGTTGGCCCAGCTTACGACAAGACAAAGATTGCTTACAGCGGTCAATTCCTAGCAAGACACGGGGCCAAGAAAGAATCCATGTTTTTGTGGAAGCGTGGAACCACAGGCAACGTTGCTAATGTAAGAACATAACAAATGGGGGGGCAACCCCCCCTACAAGGAGAGAGAAACATGGAATTCATTAGAGCGAGAAATACAGACCCAGCAACAAGTCACATGGCGGCACACTCCATCAAAGATGTCGCAAAAATACATCATGACTTGATCATCGATTGTTTAAAACGGTTTGGCCCGATGGGCAAAGACAGCATTGCAAAGCATACAAATATCAATGGGCGTGAAGATGGGAACGCAGTAGCTAGGCGTTTACCCGAGATTGAAAAACTTGGGTTAGTAGAGCAAACTGGAAGGTTGGTGCTATCCAAGAGCGGTCGTAAAGAACGTGAATGGGCTTACGTCATCCCCCAATCATTATTCCCGTTGGAGTGAGTATGCGAAATTACAAACAAGAATACGCCACACAAAAGGCAAGGGCAGAACTTCCCGACAGAATGGAACGCCAACGGGCAAGGCGAAAGCTTGACGCCAAAGGCGTAGACCGCACCGGAAAAGATGTGGCCCATGTCAGAGCCTTATCTAAAGGTGGATCGAACGCAGATGGTGTGAAGCTACAAGCACCCAGCAAGAACCGTTCGTTTAAACGCAACACTGACGGAAGCATGAAGTGAATGCGGAGTTTGTGGATCAGTTCCACTTCGACCAAAGCACTCGGGTAGCTTGTCCCATCTGTTCTACGGAACGCAAAAAAGCAAAAACAAAAGACATGACCCTGACCCGTAGACCAGACGGGGCTGTGGTCTTCCACTGCCATCATTGTCAAATGAATGGATCAGTTCAGCCTAAACAGGAGAGAACCTTGTCAGCAGTACCCAGTCCGTCCATAGTTTCCAACGCTCTACAACAACGTCATTACGATTGGTTGTTTAAACGCGGTATATCGAAGAGCACCGCAGATAAGATGAAGCTCTTTTCCTCGGAGAAATATTTCAGCAAGCTCGGCAAAAACGCAGATGCTATTGGGTTTCCGTACTACAGAGGAGGTGCATTAATTGCCGCCAAGTACAGATCCTTTCCTGAGAAAGACTTTACGCAGGATTCCGGAGGGGCGCACGACTTCTTTGGGATAGATCTTGTGGTCAAGGGAGAGCCAGTAATCATTGTGGAGGGAGAGATAGATTGTTTAACCCTCATGGAGTGCGGCATTGAGAACGTGGTGTCAGTTCCCTCGGGCGCTCCAATCAAGGTCGCAGATGGGAAGGTACTTCCTTCAGAGGATAAAAGGTTTGCCTATGTGTGGAATGCAAGGGAGATACTGGACGCAGCCCCTTACGTAATCCTAGCCACAGATCAAGACACCGCAGGGCAAGCGCTCGCAGAAGAACTAGCCCGAAGGATTGGTAAAGAGAAATGCAGACTCGCCAAGTTTGCCAAGAAAGATTTAAACGAGGTTCATCTTGATGACCCGTCACAGACATTAGGGGCCGTCCAAGAGGTTCTGGATAAGGCGGTGGCTTACCCAATCTCGGGCATCAGCGACGCAAGTTCTTTTTATGATCGTTTAAACGATCTATACAACAAGGGAACGGGTAAGGGGTTCTCGACTGGCTATTCATCGGTTGATCAAATCTATACGGTTGCACCCGCACAACTAACGGTGGTTACCGGATATCCTTCAAGCGGTAAATCTAATTTTGTTGATCAGATTATGGTCAACCTCGCCCGTAAGGATGATTGGAAGTTTGCGGTCTGCTCCTTTGAGAATCAGCCAGAGATCCACATCAGTCGGTTGATGGAGATCTACACGCAGAAACGATTCTTTGAGGGCAGGGACAGAATGCAGGAATCGGAGAAGGAGGAAGCGTTTAAATTTGTTAAGGATCATTTTTTGTTTATTGACACCAACGGGGAGGAGCCGTCCACCTTGGACTCAATACTTGAAAGGGCAAGGGCTGCAGTTAAGAGAATGGGTGTAAGGGGTTTGGTCATTGACCCGTACAACTACATTGAGTTACCAAGGAAAGAAGGAACGGAGACGGCGGCGATCAGTGATATGTTAACGAGGGTGCAGAAGTTCAACAAAGCCCATGATGTACATACATGGTTTGTTGCACACCCGTCTAAGATCACCCGTCAAGGCGTTGATCAGCCCCGCCCAGATGGCATGTCAATCGCAGGGTCGATGGCGTGGTGGGCAAAGACCGACTGCGGACTGACAGTCCATCGCAGAGACAATCACGTAGAGATCGCGGTCTGGAAATGTAGATACAGGTGGGTAGGAACGCAGGGGGAAACGACAATGCTTTACAACAAAACCTCAGGGACTTACGTAGAGAACCTTGATGCGTTTTAGTGTTTAAGCAAATAGCGTTTAAACAGGTATATTTTTTATCTCCGCGTAGCAAGCGTAGCAGGGGTTTCAGGGGTTTCAGGGGTTTCAGGGGTTTCAGCGTTTAAACGCACATGGCTCATCCAGGGAAGCTCACGGTGTTGTTTAAACATACATATTGAAGAAGTGATTTGCAGAATGGATAAAAAAATAGGGGCCGAAGCCCCTATTTTCTTGCTTGAAACACCGCCCCATGAAGTGTTTTGTGTGCCCCGCAAATCATCGGGTATCGATCAGTGCCCATTCTCTGAACGATCCACCGTCCGTTATACGTGATGAATTTCTCATGCCTTTTAATTGCAGTTGAGTCGGATATCAGTTGGACTAAGGACGGGTAATCGGTTGTGGCTTTGATGAAATCGGGGGAGGCATTACGTAGGGTCTTGATAGTCCTCAATGCCTCTCCTTTGAGGTCGGGGTTAGGAATTTTTCCATGTCGTAAGTGACCCCGAAGGCTTGCAGTAGTTCATCTTTATCCCAATCCTCCGCGAGGGCGATAGCGGCGGTGACCTTTAAAAGAACGCTGACAATCAATTGACGGTTCAAAGGGGAGTCGGACACCATCTCTGCGATTGTCCCGTAGAGGGCGTGTAGGGCATTAGCCTCCTGTGCAGTCGTTACACGCATGACTGCTCCTTGTTCATGTACCGCACAAGCTCCATAGCCTCCGGATGATCCGTTAAGGTCATCAGTAACTCAAACATTTGAGGGGCGATGGCGATCAGTCGGGCGTTGGCCCGTTTTGTCGTGGTGGATAGATCCCTGTTTTCGCAGTTTGCAAGCAAGGGACTCCCGTATTCTTGTTCATAGCCCCATACGGTAAGCCCAGACCCTCCGGTCATCCAAGGTGCAGGTGATATGTGTTTAAACATTATGGTCTCCAGATAAAAAGGTCAGCGCAAAGCACTGCGATTGTGATGAAAAGAAAAAGAACCCTCCAGAGTTTGTCAGCTACGGTCATGCCTGTAAATTCAAATGGGTCGTGTTTCATGTCAACTCCTCAATGGAATCAATGTCCCAAGCTCCGTCATTACAGGTGTACTGACCCCCCACGCAGATTCGCGTGTATGAAATACTCTGCAGTTCAATTTGATAGGTTTTCATTTCATCCTCCGGTTGGTTAAGGTATTCGTCCAGCAGTCCGTCCATGTAGTAGTCAAGTCCTTTCATTTCATCTCTCCTACTGGTTTCAAAAAGAGGGGGACGCCCCCTCAGGCGGCAAGCTTCAGCTTGTTGAATGCAACCCCGCCCAGATCTGCGAGGCTGTTGACCGTCACGCTGGTAGGGTATACATGCGATACGTCATGCTTGATGCCGACACCGATGGTTGTGACACCCAGCCGCGCACCTGACAGGGCTTGGTCATGTGTGGCGTCACCATCACCGCATCCGTCCGTCAGGACAAAGGCCACCTTACGGGCCTCAGGGCGTCCGTACAGCATCCTGTGGGCTTGTTGTAATGCCTCGCAGTCATTAGTCCCCCCGCCCGACTTCAGCGCCTCCAACAAGGGAAATGCCTTGCGGTAGTGGAGGTCGAAGGGCTTGAGCATGGATACATCAGACCCGAATGTAATCACTGCAGTGGCGACACCCGCATGGTGCAAGGTATCTAACAGGGCGGCGGCAGTATGCACTGCGTGAAGGATGTTGTACTTATGGATGGGGGTCTCATAGTGTCCGAACATTGACCCACTTACATCGATGACGATCACAACAGCAGAGTCAACCCCCGCCACTTCATGACGGCGTTTAAACAAGCGATCATTGAATGACATGGTGGGCAGGGCGGCGATGTTGAGAGCACCTGTCCGGCGTCCACGGGCGAAGTCCTCAGTGCCTGTGTTTTCGAACATCCGGCGAACCTCATAGCGTAATTTTGCGGGAATCATAATAGTCCTTAGAAGGGAATAGGGAAACGGCGAACACCACCGACATGGGCCTTGTCGCGTAGGACAGATGATTCAGATCGATCACAACTAGATCCATGCTCATCGGGCTTATTGACAGGCTCCACGCGCTCAGCCTCAGTGTGTTTGTCGGGGCGCTTGGCAGGGCCAACAGGTTTATCGGTGGGCTTGGAGGGCTTATCACCCTCATCCCTACCCTCACCCTCATCCTCACCCTGATCTGGCCTTGTAGGGGGTTCTGAAGGGTTTACAGGGGGCTTTGGAGGGGGAGGAGGGGTCATTACCTGCAGTTGATCAAACACCCACTGAGCAAGCTTCAGGGTATGCGCTGAGTCGGTGCAGGTTTCAAGGCGGGTCACGGCCTCATCGAAAATGGGCGCGAGACCCAATGCAAGGGGAACCTTGACGGAGGCGTGTTTGCGCGTGTAAACAGCAAGCACAAAGGGGTATTGACGGGGGTCAGTCCAGTCAGACACGGTTGCAAGTGCCTCACCCACCATGCGGTCGATCAGGACGGTTAGCAGTTGTGTAACGTTGCCAGTCAATTGATTGTCGATGGCAAGGTGTTCAATACGTGCGTCCTCTAATGCGTTGCACAGTTCGTCCACATACTGAATGCTCGACACGGCATTGAAGTCGGTGTACTTGCGATGCAACAATTCGTGGATCACAAAGCCTGAATATTTCATCAGATCCGCACGGGTCAACAGGGCGTCATCAGTGACGTTGGCAAGGTGAATGTTGCCGTGACGGTTGATCCCTGCAGTTGTGATCCCACCGTTCCAAACCACCGTGACCCCGCCCAGTCCCAAGTCAGATGCAACCTTGTGAGTCGCGGCCTCGATAGCCTCACGGAATTCCCACCCAAAATATTTTGATTTCATGATAGTCCTTAGATGTTGTTGTCGATTAAAGACTCATTGATTGACATGCACCGGATCGACTCCAATGCGGCGGCTGATTCGTCAGGTTGACGGGCGGCGATGGTTGTGTTCCACGCCTCCCTGACATCCAGAACTTTGACGGCCCGAATAAATGCCATTGCAGAGCGGATCGATGGGGCATCGATGATGTCACTCGACTGCACCTTGGCACGGCAAATAGACAAGACGTTGACCACATGCTCAGCAAGTGCATGGTTGCACCCCGTGTGACGCATGAGTGCATCGATCTCATCAGCCTTGGACAAGTACTCAAATTTAATGACACGGGCGAAACGGTCAATCAATGCAGAATTCATGACCCGTGTACCCGCATAGCGTCCGGATGAATCACCGTTGCCCAATGTGTTATCGGCGGCAAACACCATGACACCCTGAGCACGGCGTTGGACAGAGCCACCGTAAGACACGGCGCTGTTAGGCTCCAGAAAACCGTTCAGGGTTGCCAGTTCACCCTGATCCGCATTTGAGACCTCATCCAACAAAATCACGGTGGACGGGGCAGTGAATGCAGTCAGGAAGTCACCGCGTTTAAACACAGTCGCGCCACCTTCAAGACCAATCGCGCCCGCGTAGTCGTCTGCAGTGGTGTACTTGTGAAAATTGATACGTGTGTATGCCCGTCCGGTACGTGCGGCAAATTGACGGGCGGTCTCTGACTTACCCGTGCCCTTGTCGCCCCCGAACCACAGGTTTTCACCAGTGTTCTGAGACAACAGCAAATGACGCAGAATTTTCGCAGTCCAGACAAAGTGAGGATCGACTGCAGGGGCAGAGGGATGATTCCAAATTTCCACCATCAGGGGGTTGCCAGAACGGTCATCAACGGAAACACCGAAGACATCAAAGGCGGTCTTAGTCTCGACAACGTGGACACCCGAAACGTCCGCGACAACGGCTTGAGCACCCGCATCGATAACGGCCTGTTTAAACGGGGCGAATGCATCAGCGATAGCACGGGCCACCTCATGACGCACGGCAGTATCGTCAACCCTACTGGCATCAAGTGCAATGCGGAGCGAATCGATCTTGTCATTCATGAGGGCGAGAGACGCGCCTTGTGTGCCAAGACGGGAATGGACGGTTGCTATATCACCCGTAAGGGTGAGGGCCAGAGCCTCTGCGCGGTTAGCCACTTGCGATGCGGCGTCAACCTTTGCAGAGTCCACCACAGGGGCGGGGGCCAGAGCCGTTGCCCCCGTCACTGCAGACTCGGAAAGGTTGCCGTCATAGACTGCATCAGCAAGTATGTTGACCATGTCAATTTGAGTCAGCCCCGCCACAGGAGCGGGTGACGTAGAGCGGTAAGCCCCAATGATCACGTTGTGAGGGAGGCGGGAAAATTGTCGGCGAAGGTCGGCAATATTTTTCATGTTGGTCTCACAGTGCAAAGGTATCGCCGCATGGGCAGGTGGGCAAATTGACATCACCGTGGGCGTCATAAGCCCATTTAGCAGTCATGCGAATCGTGTAATTGCAGGACGGGCAGACTGCCTTGAGCATCCTTGTAGTCTGCTTGGTGCGACTCAGCACCGTCAGAGCGGCGTGAGGGTAAGCCTCAAGGCCGTCAATGATGGGTTGATAAGCCGCGACAAAGCCCAGTGCTTGGCCTGTAGACCCCCAAGGTTTCTTACCCGTGCCCGTAGGCACTAACAGCATCTCAGCGGCGATTTTCTGGAAAGCAATTCCATGATTCATCGCGCCTTTTGTCGTGTGGCACAACTCATGAATGAGCACATCAAAAACACGGGCTGGGTCAGCCAGCACGGGCGAGATAAAGATCTCATAGTGGGCATCAGCCGATGCAGTGTCGGCCCAGCATTCACCGATAGCACCGGAGCGCTTGGCGTTGGACGGCAGAGCGCAGGACACCCGAATGGCTTGGGGCAGGGTCTGACCTGCAAAATGAAACACGGGGCGCAGTTCCTCTACAGCGGCGTTGAGCCAGTCTTCACGGTTAGCGTGAGGCATTTTGTTTCCTTCAAAGTAGTGCAAAATTACACTCCATTGCCCGAAGGGCAACAGGCTGGAATCTTAAGCCGCCAGTACAGCGTTAAAGCGATCAGACCCAATGCGCTCGATCAGCGCCTCGACTTGGATAAACGCGATCCTCTTTGCATCACGCATGGCCAAGCCACGGCTTGAACAAGGGACACCCTTGTAACGGCCCTCGACATACAGGATTTTCCCGCCCGTGCGCGGGTCAGACACGGCCCACTGACCATCGGTCAGCTTGTGCAGGTGCAGGGCGTGAGTCACTGACCCAGCAGTGACGACAACAATATGAGACTTGACCGTCTCGATCTCAGATCCGTCTTTTTTACGTAAGGTGATGGTAGGCAAAATAATCTCCAGAGTAGTGGAAAATCCCACTGCAATGCCCCCTGTCACGGGGCATCACGGTGGAATCTTCAGTGGTGTACAGCGTACAAACGCTCCATGCCTGATGCATTCAGGTTTCCGACAAACTCAATTTTCGAAACATCCTCACCGAATGCCTCATGGATAGCGTGTTTCAAGGGGTTGTTGGCCTCAAAATCGTAGGACACCTTGTAGCTCTTTCCGTCATCAATGCGGGTGACGGTGAATCGAGCGCCCTTGTTATCAGTTGAGGGAATATATTTGAGCTTGTATGCATTGATCATGATGGTTTCCGGTAGTAGTACAACAGCGTACTGGGATGCCCAACAGGGGCATCACGGTAAGTTGTCAGGCAGGTTGATACGGGTATTTGAACAGAACAATATCGCTGCGTAAACACACTCGATATTTACTTGACTAATCTGTAGGGTTATTGAAACAAGCAGAGAAAACAATCATGCATGGGGACTGTGCAAACTAGAAAGAACACGCGATGCGTGCACGTAGCACAAACCGTGCCAACCTATGTTCCACGAATTGTTTCACGTAAGTTTCGTGTAAGGTGAAATCGATTTAAACGGCCTAGAAGGGGCCTAAAACGTTTCAGGCTACCTAGGTATTGCCAAATTGTTTTAGGGGCCTTCCTGACGTTTTGTAGTACTTACGCTAACACAAGTTTTCCACAGGTTGTGCACAGGTTATGCACATGTGGATATGTTGTGAATATCCTGTGGATGGTTTATGATGCGAACAGTTCAGGAACATACATGAGTGTATGGTTCAGTGGGTAGTCAATGACATTTTGGAGCGTTTAAACATGACGAAAGTGGATTCGGGGGAATACCTTAAGGCTTTACAAGAAGCGATGGCAAATGATGATTTTGACGGGCTGGGTGAGGCAGGTTCAGACATGGGCGAAGCCCAACGGTTAGCCCTGATCGCAGACCCTCCGCAACGAAGGAAAGACGGAGAGATAAAGGGAGGAGGAGTACCAAGACAACGTCATCTGACACCTAATCAATATGCATTCGTAGCAGAGGTCATCAGAGGGCAGAGCCTACGTCAAAGCTACCGAACAGCATTCAGAAACACAACGGGAAGCGATAGAGCAATAAGCACCAATGCACACAAACTGATGCAGGATGAACGGGTACAGAAGATGCTCAGCGATGCATGGGGAGAGACAGTAGAGGCACTGAGTGAAGATGTAGCGGCATCGAAACGGTACGTGCTGAAGAGTCTTCTTGCACTGAGCAAAGAAGCAAAGCAAGGCGATGCAACCCGACTCAAGGCTCTGGAGCTTATGGGCAAAGCCTGTGGCCTTTTCACGCCTGTAGAGGTGCAAGCCAAAACGGTCATCACCGCTGACCAGCTTAAGCGGGAGTTGGCTAGTCATCTCAAGATGCTGGACGGTGCTAGAGGGGTGATCAGCGATGCGGTCGAGGTCGAACCCCACCCACCCGCCACCCCCACTTGAGCGTGGCAAGCTACCCGTCGGCTATTACGCTCGATTCCACTCTCCCAATTTCTTATCCCACAGCTAACCCCCCCCCTTCATTTTCTATTCCGTACCCCCCGGGGGTATATATATTTTTTGTTTAAACGCTTGCGAACGTTCGCATTATCGTTTAAACTACAGCATGACTAAGCGCAGACAGTTAGTTTTAGATTTCATACGGGCATACGTAAGGTTGCACGGTGTGCCTCCGTCTTATGAAGTAATTGCCAAAGGAATTGGATTAAAGTCTAAGTCAAACATCCACCGGATAGTCCACCGCCTAAAGGTGGATGGGCATCTTGTGACAAGACCTTACAAGTTCCATGCAATCAAGATTGTGGATAAATCCATCGCAGATATGGCAAGTCTATGAGTATGCTTACAAGAGATGAGATGAATGGCTACATGGCTATTGTGGACAAGGTTCCGTCTAAGGAGCGTGAGAAGATCATGGCTTTACTGGAGATGGACAGGGTCTCTAGATGCAGGGAGTCTTTTCTGTTTTTTGTCCAGCAGATGTGGCCTATATTTATATCGGGTAAGCATCACAAGATCATGGCGGATGCTTTTGAAAGGGTGGCTAATGGGGAGTTGAAGAGATTGATTATTAATATGCCTCCCCGGCATACAAAGAGTGAGTTTGCTTCTTTTCTCCTTCCGAGTTGGTTCTTGGGGAGATTTCCTGAAAAGAAGATTATTCAAACTGCCCACACTGCGGAACTAGCTACAGGATTTGGCCGCAAGGTTAGAAACCTTGTCTCCTCTGATGCGTATTCAAAGGTGTTTGATACTAAACTCTCGACGGATTCCAAGGCTGCAGGCCGTTGGAATACAAACAAAGGTGGGGATTATTTTGCTATTGGTGTTGGCGGGGCTGTGACGGGTAAGGGTGCGGATCTATTGATCATTGATGATCCTCATTCTGAGCAGGAAGCTAAGCAAGGTAACCCTGCGGTGTTTGATGGTGTGTATGAATGGTTCACATCTGGCCCTCGGCAGCGCCTGCAACCCAACGCAGCGATCATTATTGTGATGTGCATGACGGGCGATACCAATGTCCTTATGGCTGACAAAACGCAGAAAAAACTTCGAGACATCCGTCCCGGTGATCAAGTTGCCACCTATGAAGGTGGATATATCACAACGTCCAAAATCAACAATTGGATGTCAAGTGGTGTTGATTCCATATACACAATACAAACAGAATCTGGCATAATTCTCCGTGCAAACAAGGAGCATCCATTCCTTGTGGAATGGCAAGGAGAACGCAAATGGACGAGATTAGAAGACTTGATTCCGGGGATGTCGCTTGTAGCAACGATGGATGTCTCCGACCTGCAAGGTCACAAACAAAACCCGGAAAGTGCGCAGCTTGCCAAGCAAAGGCCAGCTACCACAAGAAAAACCCAGACGCACCGTTTAAACCAATTGGAAGCCACGGACGGTGGGTTGGCAAGCAATGCAAATGTGGACAACCAATATCCGCAAAAGGAATGTGCGTTGCCTGTTATCGAAAGCAGTACACACCGCCATCAAGAACAGCGGAGCAAAAAAGAGCAAGCAGAATTAAACACCGCTACGGACTTACGCAAGAGCAGTACGAGCGAATGGTTCAAGAGCGTAATAACCGATGCGATGTTTGCGGTGAGTTGCCGTCTTCAAAAAATACTCGGGCGCACTGGAACGGAAAGCTCTGCATCGACCATTGCCATGACACAGGAATCGTTCGCGGCCTACTCTGCAACGATTGCAACCTTACCATTGGATATGGAAAGGCTCCAGAAACTCTACGAAGGGCCGCTGAGTACTTACAGCGTCACTCTTGACCCAATAGTCTCCATCCTTTACTCTGGCGAAGAGGAAGTTTTTGACATTGAGGTTGATCGAACTGAAAATTTCATTGCCAACGGTGTTGTAAGCCACAACACTCGATGGTCTAAAAGAGATTTAACAGGCCAAATCATCAAAAATTCGGGCAAAGACGGTGTAGATCAGTGGGAAACCATTGATTTTCCGGCTATTTTGCCGTCTGGTACTCCGTTATGGCCCGGTTTCTGGTCTAAAGAAGCGCTTGAAGCGCTTAGATCTGAGCTTCCGGTGTCTAAATGGGAGGCTCAGTACCAACAAAACCCCACATCTGAAGAAGGTGCAATTATTAAACGTGATCAATGGCGCATCTGGGAGGATTCAACCCCTCCGCAGGTCAGTTACATCATTCAGTCGTGGGATACAGCCTTTGAAAAGAACAACCGCGCAGATTATTCAGCATGTACAACGTGGGGGGTGTTTGATTACCCCGACAGCAAGGGCAATCTTAAGGCCAACATCATTCTTTTGGATGCGTTTAAACAAAGGCTAGAATTCCCTGAGTTAAAAGCTAAGGCTTATGAGGCTTGGAAGGAGTGGGAGCCTGACACATTGATTGTGGAGAAGAGGGCTGCAGGTGCTCCATTGATTTATGAGCTTCGCAAGATGGGTATTCCCATGTCTGAGTATACGCCGGGCAAAGGAAACGATAAGATAAGCCGTGTAAACGCTATATCTGATCTGTTTGCGTCTGGCATGGTGTGGTGTCCTGATACCCGGTGGGCAGAAGAAGTCATGGATGAGTTGGCTTCCTTTCCTAACGGTGATCATGATGACCTTGTGGACTCAAGCAGTCAGGCTTTAATGCGCTTTCGTCAGGGTGGATTTATCTCTGTTGCTACAGACGAGGAAGATGAACCTATGTACCGCAGAAAAACTGAGTATTACTAAGGAATTTTATGATTGACCAATCGATTAACCCGGCCCCTTTGGGTTTAAACAGT